CCATCAAACCCAAACCATAAAAAATCACTGGCCGCAATTAATGGCCTTGGATAAATCAGGCGTTCACCAATATGGTCAAGCCAGATGCCCGTTGCCGTCAAGATGGAAGATTGTTTTTCAATATCACAAGCCGGTTGAACAAGATCCGCTTGAATGACTGAATTCATAGAGTCAATGAGCGTTTTGAGAACTACGCTGCCCCTGGGTTTCCCAGCGGTCAAATCACTGTTATTTGAGACATCCGGGCATGTCATGATAGCACAATATTTATATCATCAATGGTTAGAAACTGGATCTTCTGATTGAGGTTGGCAACAATGAGATCGACATCCCCTGGACTGGCTTTGTCTTCCATTACTAATGATGTCACGGTATGGCCGGGGACAGAATTAATGGGAGTGTAAAGCCTATGTTTTTGGAGATCCTCAGATATCTTCATCCCATCCAATTCAAAGAACCCGGCTACCTGTTCAATAGTGGTTCCCCCATTTATGTAGGCAAGGGTCCTCTCCTTCAATTGTTGCAATCCATCGGCGGGGAAATTGCCCCCCGCTGTGGTTGTGATCGTGACTTCGAGATCAATTGCAGTGGGTCTGAAAAAGTTAATATCTGCATTAGGAAGATCGGAAACCGTGGTTGTCCCCGTCGTGGCGGTACCGCCTGTTTTTTTCAGCCGGATAGCTGCTGCGATATCGGCATCAAGACCACCCTCCACCACCATGGCAATGGAATGGGGATCAATGGTCACGTTCTGAATGATAATGTCCACACCAGTATCATTCTCAGCGCCTATAACCTCACTCACATTATCCACGGTTGAGATTGTGGCGGACATGGCATCCAGGACAGATAGGGCGTTTCTGAAAAGCTCAACAAAATATCTTTGCCTGTATTCAACATCGGATTCAATCTCTCTCCCTGTAACACCATCTGCCGGATTCGTGACGGTTTCCCACCCTGGGACCACATCCACGACGTTGGACAATTGACCGGCCAATAATTCTATTGGTCCAGTCTCAACTGCGGACATGCTGGCCGATGCCGTGCCGCCCACGCTCAATTGTGTTTCGGAATTGAGGGAATAGAGATCCCCCGCCGCGCTCTTTGCTCTGGACCCTGCCGGGATTATTACCCCAGGTGTCCCCCCGAGGTCCGCAGAAACGATTGTACTTTCAGCTACCTTTTTTGGAATGCCAAGCAAGGCGGCAAGACCCTCAAGCTGAGATTCAAAAGCCCGGAATATATTAATTGCGCCGGCAGCACTTACCACGGCATCGTCTGATTGAGACATTGACAGGGCAAGATTATCCACAAATTGGCCCTGTGGGGATTTTGCGTCAAGGTCGATACTTTCCCCGAACGCCGCCCGGAATGACGCCCTCAATGACTCCTGATAGTCTGACAGTGTTTTTGGTATTATTCCGGTATCGTCAATGGTCGCCATTATAGAGTAACCTCCAGAGGTCCAAAAATATTTAATACATTCGCGCTATAACCGAAAACCCGTGTGTCTGGGTTAAGACTAGCCGATACTTCCCCAATGCCGGTTACCTCGGATTCTTTCAAAATCTCAGCATTCAAAACAGATGCGGCCAGGCCCGGGTCGACTGGTTTTTTTATTATCTCTTCGAAGTAAGGAACGCCTGCAGTGGTATTCATAAAATAATGACCTTTGAAAAGCTGGAGCCTTTGGTCAATGTTTTCAGCCAAACTTTCAACACCTTCGATAATTTTGATATTCCCCCTTGCGTCAAGCAAGGGTTCGCCCTCTTTAAAAAACCAAGTTCTCATATCGGAACCCCCGTATCCTGTTCAGCATTCCCGCCACTGTCTGACCCCTGCGGATGGATGTGTCTCGTGTAACTGGTCCCGCCTGCTCCGGTAGATGTGAATTCTGGAGCAGTGACGATCCCAGAAACATCCAGTGGGCCAATAACCTTATTATCTGGAGACTCAATAGTTATCGATGCTGAGGATATAGCATTTATTGGCCCGGTTGAATTTATTTTTATAGCTCCGTTTTCGACATAAATATAGTTTGTTCCGTCCTCAGACTGCATGGACATGCCTGTAGCCGTGGCGGGTGTGACAGAAAGAGCGCCATATCCCGGAATAACATAGGCATCCTCCTTATCGAACATCCCATTCCCCGGATCCTCCTGGGAAAAAGTTTCTTTAAATTTTGTGATACCTCTTTGTGAAAAATGAATTGATACAGGGGAACCGGCAGGTAGGGGGGAGAGAAGAGAAAACCCCCCACCCGACGGCCACACCACGGGGACGTTAATAATAGACGATGGGGCATCCGTGTCCCCGTTCGTCAACCTGATATTAATTGCGGGCTTTACCCTGCATCGCTTTGTCATTGGATTATACGTCTCAATTATTCCAGGGATAGCAACATAGATGTTTTTCATCATCTGTTCAAAAATGAACTGGATAGCGTCGGTAAAATTGCTATAATCTTTTTCAGGATTCTTATTCAATTTCGGTTCCCATCCCTTCTGTTACAAATTCCCCGCCCCTGTTGTCGCCCTTATGTGATATCTGTATCACTTTAAACACGCCATTGACAAGCCTTGATTCAATCTTTATTCTTTCGTTCAGCACTATACGGCCATTCAAGACAGACTTGAAGTTTGTTCCCTTGTCCGTCACTGTTGGCGATCCTATCAGGCCTGTATCTTTATTCAATAGGACCACATTCTCAAAAGCTTTCTTACCTGCTGAAAATTTTATCAGATTATCGGTCTCAAACCATTGGACTTTTATAGGGTTTAAAATTTTGTCGAGCAAGTCACTTGTCTTGCCGGTGAAAGAAAAATCGTATAAGAAAGCATCGTTTGGTATCTGGTCGAAATCTGTGGCATCAATATTAAATGATGGGGCAGCGTCCTGGGCAATCTGTTTAACTGATACCTGTCCGGAATAGCTTTTATTGAAAAACGCCTGGCTCAACTTAATAACGTTCCCCCCGAGCGTAATGGTTGTAATCCGGTCCAAGCCTGTTCTTTCCCGGTCCACCCTCCTGATATCTCCGTCATGGATCAATACCGGCTGATCATCGTACCCTGCAAAAATCCTTATCCGAACACCCTTGTCCCTGATCTGGTTCTCTGTGGCATCCGCAAGATTGAATATCTTGACAGTGCCTTCATTCGGTTTTGCACTGATCATTTTTTTTAATTCAAGCTGCATATAAAGCCCGGTTATCTTCAAGGCCGTGCTATCTTCCTGGCCTATGATAACTTTTATTATCCTTTTATAAATCCTCAATGCCAGCCTCTTGAGATTCTTCCGGAGTCAAATAGATTAGCTGGTGGGTGTGCCCCCATGGAGCATCCTTCCCTGGTTCCTCTGTTTTTTCTATCGAGGGCACACAAATAATTTCACCTATAAAATCCGACGAAATGCTTTTTAGAATCGGGGACCCGGTATTTATCCTATACCCGGATACAATTTTTATCCCAGTCGAAAATTGCATTGAGAAAAACCATCCGTTACCTATATCCTGATACCAGATCCTGACATTAACTTCCTGGCCGTTTAATATAGTCCTAAATGTCTGGGAGAAATCATTTATCAATGGCAATATCTGCATTAAAATAACCCCGAAACGCCGCCAGAAATCTTCTGTAGCAATGTCTTTTTCTCTTCGGCTGGTTGCTCAGATTGCTTTGTCCCGCCATTTGTCTCTGACCCTTTAGTCGACGCAGGCCCGGATAGCTTCGCCGGTGCTAACTGGACGATCTCCGTTTCGGCGAAAGTCTGTTCTTCCAGGGTCATGGTAAAAAAAAGGGCCTGCCCGGTGCCGACATTAATAGTTGCGTCAATGCCGGTGACCATCATATTTTCATACATACCAAGCAGGGTCACCACATTGACTACTTCCCCGCTATTTTTTAAGGCCCGAAGTCTTCCCCACGCTTCTTTGGATCTTGACTTGTCTTTGATATCTACAATGCCTTCAAATTCCGGCTGTAAATTTGAGACAAGCCCTTTTAATACTAGTTTTTCGTCTTCAACCACAAAATTGTCATTTCTTGTCGAACCGTCCTCGACTGGATATTTTGTTTTGGTCACGGAGAGAGCGTGGTTCTCATCAGGGTACAAATCTATAACACCTGATAGGGCATCTATTTCAGTTGATGAGCTACCGAATAGGCCAAAATTTGCGTTGCTTACTATGTCTGATACGCCTGGATTAAATTGCATATTAAACCCTATTTATCTATGGTTGAATCAAAGTCTTCGACGGTATTTTTGAGCTGATCCCCCAGCGCTGAATTTATGTTCTGCGCTATTTCTTTTGAATCGCTGCCTCTAGCATCGACGTTTATATCACCGACCTTCACGCTTGTCGTCTTATTGGCCCTATTGTTATTCTGAATCGTTGTCTGACTTGCCGGTAGCGCCCCAACTATGGGAGCGTTTTGGCCGAAAGACTGACCAGGATTGTTACCCTTATTATCGTCTGATTTTAAAGCTTGTCCCGGCTTACCAGCTTGTCCCGGCTTACCAGCTTGTCCCGGCTTACCAGCTTGTCCCGGCTTACCAGCTTGTCCCGGCTTACCAGCTTGTCCCGGCTTATTATTTTTTTTATTTTCCTTACTATTTTGGCTGTCCGTTTTCTC